AAAACCCAATTGTAGAGTCTACAGTAATAACAGACGCACCAATACCAATAGTTCCAATATTTTGACTTCTACCAGGTACATAGAAGATACCATCAGTCAAACCTCGTTCATCAAAACCTGTAAAGAGAGAAAGTTTGAAATAATTGTCTCTAATTAGTGATACTTCAGAAATAGGACCTGATGCTGCGTTTAATTCAGGGTTTGTTGGGTCATTATCTTGAAAAAGTGTCTGACCAACTAATGCTTGAGGATTTCCAGATATTAATTCTACAGAAACTGTTTTTCTACGCAAATAATTTGCAAAAGACGGTTTTATTAGAAATTTCTCTAAATCATTAATTTTTGGATCAACTCCAAAGAGTGCTTTGAAGAGAATTTTGAATGAAGCATTAGTTCCCTTTGATTCATACAAACTTCTTGCTTCTTTTATAAAATTACTAACATCTAATTGAGGTGAAAGCGTTACTCCTTCTAAACCAGGAGCATACATTGCTTTTAAGTTCCTATAAAATTCTTTTAAGAATAAAGAACTAAGATTTTGGACATTTGCACCACTAGTATGAATTCCAGCAACAGTTTGCTCCCATACTAACTGATCAGGATCGTTTTGTTTGGAAAATGTAGAGATTCCACTAAAACCACGCCAAACACCAGTAAAACTATTTGTAGTTATACCAGCATAACTGAATATTTCATTGTCAATCTTGAAAAGACCGTATTTTTGAGGATATCCATCAGTACTATCAACAGTTACAGTAGTATCTGCAGTTGAAATAGTGCCAACAAGAGTAGTTGACCCTCTTATTACATCAGTAGTTAAATTATCAACTTGAATATACGCATCAATATTCTCCGCAATGTCTGCAGGTCCACCTTGGAAGTCTTGAGAGATATAATACTGTTTTAAGAATTTTTCAAACAGAGGATTCTCTGATTTAGCAAATTCTGGTATTATTTCGCTAACGACTTGATAAGTTTTTACCCTAGGACTTAAGGGAGAATATGTTTCGATCATTCTACTGTCTGATTAGCGATCCATTAGAGTAACTAGAGGTGACTTTGTATCCTATGCCCGAAATTTGCTGTCCAGAAGATATTGTGTCTCTAACGATATTTATCGTCGTGTTTGATATGTCCAAATTAAGGTAAATGTCCTTTAATCCTATAATATCATTAGATTCTGGAAACGCTTGTATTTCAATAATGTTATTATCCTTAACTGTTGATGAAATCTTGATAGTATTGATTATTACTTCACCTTTTACATAATCTACAACACCAGCTGACCCAACAACAACTACTGCATCCTCTGTTGCGGATGTAGCAGGTTTAAATACAGCAATATCACCCATTAGACCATCATCTCTTGGTATATCAGTAAAATACACCTCACCTTCAACACCAGTAATACCAAATCCAGTAGATTTGATAGTTCCACCACCTTTTTTTAAATTAAATTGATTACCAAAGCATAATTCATACTGAGCAGACTGATTTATAAGTGCTTTTAGGTCTCTACGAATAGTAACCTTCGTAATATTGGAAGTAATTGCTGGATCTGTTTGATCAATAATTCGTTGAGACTCAGAATACTTAAATCTGCCACCAAATGCGTTTAAATTAGAAGATTGTCCATATTCAGTAAGAGATGTAACGACTTCTGCCTTAAGTTGGTCTTTATCATCCGTAATACTGTTGTTATAATAGACAAAAGATTCTAATTCTACATACAAAATCTTTAAATCTTCAATTCGTTGGTTAATTCCAGCAATTGCATACTGTTTTAGGTTGTTTAATATGTTTTGTTTAGTAAAGTCAGATAAGAATGTACCATTTTTAGGTTTTATACTCAAAACTACTGTTCCAAACTCAGGAGGATCTAATTCTTCACCTCCAACAACAGAAACAGACTCCGTATTTGGATAAATTGACTGAACTATTGCTTCATAATCCCTAGGTGTAACTGCTCTGTTCTGTGCGGAGTACATTCTAGGGGCAAAATATCGTATAGAGTCAATTGGTTCGATATCAGTACCATTTCTAGCGGTTTGAGTGGCAGTTACTTGCACATTATTTGTAGATGCAATAGAAGTTCCTGCATCATTTACCATATTTCCAGAAAAAGTAAAGAATTTACCTTCATTTCCATCCTTACCATCAGTTATAATGTAAGAAATATCAACCACATCTCCAATTTCTAGTTTTTTACCAAAAAGACCATCTCCAAAAAGCAATTCATAGGTCTCATTCTTAATTTCTTGTATCAAATAGATGTTTGAGACAGGAGTAACCTCAATAATGTTATCAACTCTAGAAAATCTTAGTCCTCCAGACGATCCAGACTTTCTAACCTCTACTCTGAGCGAATCTAAGTCAATAAATGAGTTGTCAAGAATGAATCTTTGGTCAGAACTACCATTTATAACGAATTTTTTAGTTAAAAGTGTACCTTGATATACTGTTAATCCAGAAAATGTCCCAGTTCTAGGAGAATTATTATTACCTACTCCTCCAGCGTCTAAAGGACTGTTAACTGTAACATCTTCTGGAATAGAAAAAGTATAACTTGTGTTATTTACAGCACCAACTAATGCTAAACCTTTCTTTAAAGTGATAGTATTACTATCTCCATTAAATTTATATTGAAAATCAACCACTGCTTCAGCAGATTTTCGTGATCTTGGTACATATCCTATGTTTCGAGCTAAAGAAACGACATTTTCTCTTAATGTTGCTGAGTCCAAGAAGGATTCATTAGCAACCATGTTGCTATTAAATGCAGTTATATACGAATTATACGCTAATATATCAACAATGATCGACATATTTGACCCTTCAAAGTCAAAATCTTTAAAATCAGAGTTAGCTCTTAGGTAATCTTTGACAGATTCCTTAATTTCAGCGAAATTTAAGTTAGTAAATTTAGTAAATGGCATTCCTTATTACCTAGATGATTCCAACATAAAGTCAAATGCTTGAGTTGGGAAACTTTGACCTACAATATCATATGAAATAAACACTTCAAATGTATTTTCGTCAGGTTTGGGGTCTACCCTTACTACAGTATTTGCTATACGACTCTCAAACCCTCTTAAAACATCAAAAATTTGCTGAGTTATGACACTCGCAGTACCATAATCAACAAAATCAAACAAAGACCTAGTTACATCAGTACCAAGATTAGATTGAAAAGGTCTTTCCCCATCTATTGTTTGGACTAAATTCCTTACAGCTCTCTTAATCGCTTCCTCATTTGAAAGGACTCGTATATCTCCAGAAACAGGGTGTGGCATAAAAGAAAGATCTATGTCTTTAAATGCCTTGGAAGTTGCCATGCCATGCAGAGGCTCTAGGTATCTCGATTATTTATACCAGTTTCCGTGAGATTATAGATTAGTCCCATTCTTTAGGGTTATATGGTGGACTCGGTTCATCATAATTAACCTTTTTTTCTTTCTTTATATCTACTCCATCTAATAGATCTGACAACTTCTTACATCTCTCTGCTGCAATTTCATGATCATTACCTCTTTTTCTAATACTATTCATTATAGTATTGTATATGTCGTACTCATCTGCTTCAGAAGTAATGGCATCATAGATTGCTTCATCTAATGCAGCCATAGCATAGTCCTTATATTGTGTATCATCACCAACTAGATGTAGGTGCCTTTTGTTCTTCTCAGTCATTCCTTGCTCCTTCTGCGTCTGAAGTGTTCGTCAATTCTTTTCTTACCCCAATACATTCCATACAACCACACGGTAAATAAAGCACCCTCAACCCATCCTAGAGTTTCCCATGCCCACTGTAAAAATTCCCAGAAGTTCATTTACCTTGACCTCTATATGGTTTACGAGCAGCGTTTCGGGCGGTGCTAGAAAATTTTGAGTGTTTTCCTTGTCCTTGACGAGTCTTTTTAGGGATTCTTTCAATCCACTGACCACCTGATAAGTTTGTAAATGTTTTAGCCATTAATCTCCTTCATAGTATGTGATATTGTTGATGGGTCTGGATAGTTCTTTGTATAATACGAATAAGCATAGTCCTCTAAACATTCCAGAAATTCAGTTTCACTTATATCGGTGTGCTTCTCAACTCCACCGATATAGATTGTGTAAACTGTCTTTGACATTATATAACTCTTGTCTTCTCGTGACCTACTCTTACACGAGGATCACACCATATCTCAAATCCTGCTTCTATAGCATCGAGACAGAAACTCACATCTTCCCCACACATATCTTGAACATCGCCCGATTCAAATACTTGCATCTTAGGAGCAAACCAAGGATACTTCAAACCCTCATGTTCAAATACTCCTTTCTTAATTAGACACCAACCAAAACCTGTATAGTCTACAGTAAATGGTTTCTTACGCTTAGTCATGGTCTCACCTGTTTCGTGATTCATAACTCCACCATTGTTACGGAAGTCGCCCTCATCTAACCAGTGAGCAACACTAGTAGTACGACCATCCTCTGTCATATACCAACCTGCAGCAATGTCCTTGTCCATAAGAACTAGTTGTAAGAACTTCTCTGTTCCATAGACGATATCACTATCAATCCATAATTGGTAGTCGTAGTTTAGTTTGCCATCCCAAGGTATCTGATCAGGTCCTCTGAGAACATTCGCCCCTAGACACTTACAACGAGCAAAGTTGACCATACTACTATAGTCTTGAGATATCTGTATACTCGCCCCATGCTGAACTAAGTCAAAACAAAGTTGAACAAAACTCTTTAAGAACTGGAATGAGCATCCACGACCAGGCATACAGAATACAATTGCCTTGCCCTTCAACATCTCCCATGCTTTATCATAATCCCATTCGGGTTCTTTAGTCTTCTTTGGTGTTTTCGCCTTAACAGTAAATCCTTTAGCCATAATGAATAATGTACTTCATATATTATAACAGATTATATAGGTACAGTCAACGACCCCTATTTTATTCTAGAAACACTCCGTCACTTTCCACGGTCATAGTAACCTCGCTCTCTTCATACCAATCAAACTGGTTGCATATGCTCTCAGGCAGATCTAATACTAACTTGTCTTCTACAGGGTCGAACCTTATGGCAATTTTTATATTCTGGATATTTTTTTTCACAAAACGAATCCTGATGTTCGTTTTTATATATTGGATTATTTTTTTATAGAGAGATATAGCAAGGTCGAATTGGGTCGTTTATAGCTTACAAAGGTTCCTTCGATTTAAACCGCATCACAATAACACGATAACATATAAGGCACGAAATAACCTGTCAATTTGTGTTACTTAGTGTCAGTAATTACAATAATAGTTATTACTTAGTGTCTCATAATAGCCTGTGCGTGGGTAATAATCAAGGTCATCATTATACTCTGAGTTGTTGTTACTTTCCTGGTAATCTTCAAGGGTTAAGTAATACTCTGCCATACGATTGCAGTTCCTCAGTGTTATTAACTGTATTATAGCAAAGTAACTGGCAGATGTCAAATTACAGTGCCTAATTAACAAGAACTGTGAGGAAATTGTGACCTCTGTGTAATATTATGATCTGATACTTGACATTTAGTTGTATCCATAGTACACTCGCTTAACTAACAACAACTCCGTACATTTACTCACATTAATTAACATTTACTGAGAGAAGAATAAAACACTCATGTATATTTAAAAAGGTATTTAATAACTCTCCGTATATACTCACAAACACTCATGTATGCCCTCTAAATGACACTCAGAAGGGGTTAATCTGTGTGAGGTTTGTATATATCTTCTAAGGTACTTTCTTCCTTAATTAACACTAACTGTTCTTGTTCTCTAGGATACACTAACAGGCAACACTTAGTCATTGGTTGTAAAGAATGACCACACACATTTTTCTTTACACTAACACAAACTGTTATGTATTGTTCACTTATAAAATCAACAATACCACGCATTTTATCGGGGAATTCTACATAGTTTCCTTTGTTAAATTGCATCTTAGTTGATAATCAGTTGAATCGATTAGGTCTGTTATATGTAAAGGTAGAGGTGTATTATTTTTTGCCCACTTCACTTTATAATTCATAAGTAGCACTCTAAGTATACTTAACTGTTCATGACTAAGTTGCACATTGTATAACATAATAGTATTTAATTGTTGTTAGTTAGTGATAGAACATAACACTCGTCAATGTCTATATCCTCCTCTATTATAGCACATATTCTATCAATATCTTTTTCCGAACTTGCCTCGGTATGTAATAACCAACCATCGTATTCCTCTTGATATGTATCATTTTTTAGGGCGATTCCCAACTCATCTTGATATTTAGCAAGGAAATTAACAACTGAATAGTTATTATAATTGTCAGCAAATACGACAACTAAAGTAGCACTAACCCCAGTGAAATATGTGATGCCTGATGATAACTTATCCATTGACAATTTACTTTTCCTCGGCATTACATTAACCCCCACTTAATTGTTAGATAGTTACTATCGTGATACCTCTCTAATTCATCTGGTTCAGCAAGAAAAATAAACTCTTCACAAAAATACTGAACTGAGATATTCCCTAAGTCTTCACACGCTCTAAACATTTCCCCGATCTGACCATTATTTAATCCTAGTGTGTCTATACAGTAAGCAATATCTCTTTCGATCTGTGTTTTCTTCTTTTTGTTGAATTCGGGCAACTGTGGTGACTTGTTATTTTTCATGATTAACCCACCCACTCAAGTTTGAACTCATCTAGAATTATATCCCTTACTCTCTCTCTGTCTAGTGAATCGCCATCGCCCCAACTGTAATAGGGGTTACCAGTTTTCTCTGCTTCAATTATTTTGTCTCTGTATATAAAAATAGCGTCAAAGATGTGCTTTTTTGTTAATCCCTTAATAGGATATAATGGGTCTTCAGTTCCGTAGAATGACCAAATGTAATCTACGAATTCAAAAAGTTTGCTGTATGCTGACATAATTTAAAGAATGATAAAGGACGATTGAAAGAAAGAAATAAGCGGTAGTTTTCATTAGTCTATCGCTAGTTCCATACCGCTTACGAAGTCTTCGCTGACATTTTTGTAAGATACGAACCACTCAAAGTTTTTCTGAAAAACTCTCATACCGTATGAAAACTCATCTAAAAGTGCGTTTAGTCTGCTTTTAGTGGTGTTTGATTGCCAACCGCCATCTTTGATGATGATTGAATTGCTTTTAACTGTTGCTATGTGATTGCCATGTAAATATACATCTGCTTCGCCTTCCCAACCTTGCTTAACCATTGTATTTGATGATGAAAAATTGTTGCCTGTTCTGATTGCTCTGTTCATGTCTCTTTCAATTTTTCTCATGTGTGTTACCTGTGTTTGTTTGTTACTCTTATTATAACCAAAAATAACCCCCTAATAGGGGTTTGTTGTGACACTAATATTATTGGCACATAGCATCAAATCTTCTGGTAGTTTCTACTGTAATCTCAACTATAGTGCCAGTATCAGTATTTTGCTCAAGTGCATATAACTGGTCATCGGTTAAATTGTGTTTAATCCTGTATTCTTCCCACACCTCGTCATAGATGTTTTCTAGGATTGTTTCGTTATGTATGTTGCTCATTATCTAAAATTGAGTGATTTGATTTCATTTGATGTTGATGCCTTATCAACTTCCTTATCTGCATTGAAATAATATAATTTATCTTGTATTATCTCAGCGATCTTCTTCTCACTATCTGACATATACAGATTATAGTTTTGAAGTGCATTTGCAACTAAGTTGTATTCTTTTCTAGTAAATGTTTTCATGATGATTAAAAATCCTCTAGTGTTAAATTGTTTACTGCATCAAATACCTTATCCTCCATTGAGTCAAATGTTCGATTATCATACAAGTTGTTTCGATACTTGTCTGTTTTAGGATGACTTAAAAGTCTTGTAAGTGATTGATGCTCTTCTATTGTGAGATTGATTTGTGGCATAATTAAAAAATAGCGTAAACTGTGTTTAGGTTTTTGTCCTCGACCTGTACCCGACCATACTCTTTAGACCATTCTTTTGCCGATTGCTTTGCAACTTCAAAGTCCATTGCGTAGTGTTCATGATATCCTAAGGGATGATTTGGTACTATTATAGCATAATCAAATTTGTTTCGAGGATGATTTGGTTCTCTTTTAAAATTCTCTCTTTGACATGCCTTGAGATACTCTAATTTTGCTTCTAGGTCACTTTTGAATGTCATTATGCAACCTCCCTTATGTAACCATTTTCTGCTTTGATGAATGCATCTAGTCTAGCAACATCTAACTCTGGGTCATCAAAATCGATCTTAGCACAACCGTCAACACCCCACTCTGCTAACTCAATTACGAACTCATCCCAATTAGCACAACAACATGCCATATTCTGAAAGTTGTCAACCTGTACGATTCGGTTCATAACTGTTTGAGTTTTGTTCATAATTTCTGAATTTCCTTTGTATATTACTATTATAATAGGTAATGATACCAAAAACAGGCATGAGTAGACACTAATTAAACTGTCTACTTTGCCTCTCGAATTTTATCAAAACTAGTTTCAATTTCTTTGGGTAGGTCTTCTGTCATATCCATATCCAACATTGTTTCATACAATTTGTTCATTTGATATAATTCATCAAATGTAAATTCTACCTTAATTGTTTTTGGTTTTAGTTTCATGATCTTATGATTAGTGAATTGTTTGCACATTGTTTATAGATATGCGATCTCGCCATTTTCAACTGCTTCCATATATTCACACATATCAGAATGTGCTTTGTCTTTATCTTCTTGCCATTGCTTCCAACATAGTTGCCTGTTAATGTCAAATAACTCATTTAGGTTAACACCTTCGAGGTCTGTCCAGTTGCTAACATAATCAAGTTGCGACTCATCATATCCACCAGTTATTAAACTAGGTGCTGATATGAAATTAAATCCAATATCAATAAAGAAGTGCCTACCGAATGCTTCGCTCTCTATTGTTTGAAGTGGTAAAAACTTGCCATTGTCCATTGCAAGATAGTCTTTAAAAATGTAAGTTCTCATTAGAATGGGTTACTCCAGTTGTATGCTTGATAATCTGTTACTAGACCATCTTTGTTGAGACCATCAACATAGTCATTAAATGCACATCGTTTAGCAATACTATCTCCTCTGTATGATGGATTGCTTTGTAAGAAATCTGACCAATCCCATCTAAATTGCTGAACTGCTTGTTTTTTAGTCATTCTGTAATTCATGTTAAACTCCTTTTACATTGTTTGTTAGATTTGTTGATGTTGCTTGGCATACATTATCAACAAGATTGTCGAAAGTTTGCATATCCCAACCTTTTTGATCGGGAACATCTAAATCGTATGCTGACATGATTAAATCATAGAGATAATCATATTGACTAGAGGTGACTTGTATGTTTAATCCTTTTCGCATAATTTTTGAACTTCGTTTGTATATTACTATTATAATGGGTAATGATACAAGAAACAGGTGTTAGTGTGCAACCTCTTTAACTGTCACACTATACTTCTAAACAAGTTGTAAATCTTGATATTATTCTACCTACTGGTAAAAATACATCATCTAGAGTATCATAAACTGTTACTCTCTGAAGTAGTTTATCATCATCAAAGTTTTGTAATTCTGTTAGTAAATCAAGGTAGGTCATATATCCTACCTCGTTATCATTAATAGAATCAGAATGTGATGGGAAAAATTGCCTTTTAGTCATGATTAATTGCTGAGTTGTTTACGAATGTTGCATTCTATCTCTTTGAGATATCTTGCTTTTCCTGGTGTTTTGGATGTTACTATTATAGCACCATTTGCACCATGCCATGTGTAATGTTTGCCGACCTTTTCAAGTTTAAAGTCATACTTTTTCATCAACTTTCTAAGGTCTTTGTCCATCTTTAATGCCATTATAACTCCTCTATAGTTTCAATTGTCCACTCACTTGTGAACTCTTCTTCAACTGGAAATGAGTTAATATCTGCTCTAGCAAGTTTTCTTGCTTCCTCTTCAGTATTTGCTTCAACAAAAACTGTAAAGTAATTTACTTCTGAGCATTCAACTTTAAACTGGTTCATTAATTTGTCTCCTCGAATGATTCTCTTAATGGTTTTTTGAAATCACACTTAATATAATCTTGAATCTCGTCAACAACTTCGCCAAAATGATCTTCCCAATAGTTTTGAGCATCATTGATAAATTCAACATCACTCATGTTTTTGTATAGGTCATCAAGGTCTGCTGTAACATATGATACTAAGTCCTCGGTTGACATATTATCAACCACTCGCTCAACTAAAAAAGATTTTAGTTCTTTGATTAGTGCTTTGTCCATTAATAATTCTCCTGTGCATAAAATGGGTTGAAATCGTCTCTTTTAACATTATATCCTACTACCTGAGCATCTACAAATTGACCGCTTCCGCCATCATCTATGCATACATGAGCATTGAGATATGCTTGAATTTCCTCACATAAATGAACTGGGTTTGGTGCATCATCGTTGTCACCTACAATTTCTATTCTAAAAGAATAATTGATAATTTGTCTCATGATGTAATCCCCTGATCTTGAGTTAAATCCCACACTTGGATATAATTGCTTAACCAGTTTTGTTGATACTGAGTTAATGCATCGATCTCAGCATATACATGAGCATACAATAGATCATCAGCACTCATAAATGGTAACTTGTGCTTAGTACAAAAATCCTCTAATACATCACTTAAAAGATCGAGATTGTTCATAGTGTAATTGCCTTGAATGAATTGTTGTTTAGTTATGGTTGACATTGATATCATTTTGTATTACCTTAGATAGAGATATGAACCGACCCAATCTGCAACTTTGTAGCAATACTCACGAGATTTGGGGTCAAGTAAGTTGTATCTGACATGCTTTGCAGGGGATTTCCAACTTGCAGGTTTATATACATCGCCTGTGTTTTTGTCTATGAATGCGTGAACTGAACCGTCTCTGTACTCATTTCTGTTTTGGAATGTATCGAACTCTTGTTGAATAACCTTAAGGTATTTCTTACCTTTTTGTACTCTGAACTTCATTAAGTTTGCAGTTCCATTATCCATTGCTTCCAACTGTTGATTAGAATAATCTGAACTACCTCTTAGCAACATATTTCTATGGTACTGTCTGTAATGTTGCTCTAGGATTTGAGTTAGAAATTCTGCATAGTTTAAAACATCTGCCTGAGTTGCCTGTGCATCAGTTGGTGCTGTTGTTATCACTCGTTCATCAATTTGAATTGGTGGTGTGTTTGGCATAATTGATTTCTTTGTTTATACATCTAGTATAGCAACAAAAAAGCACCTTTTGACAGGTGCTTGTGCCTCTTTTTAAAGTGTCTCAATCGCTCTTTAGCACTTCTAAGTGCCTGTGGTCTTAATGTCCTTTTCTTTTCTTTTTTGCTATGGTGTTGCCAGTTTGGGATTTTCATGATATCCTCCTATAGAGAATTAACTCTCTTGATATCAACATTGCCATATTGCTCTAGAATTAATTGTCTAGCACCATCAGGATTATTGCTATTTACAATAACACTCTGAAGTCCTAAGTTTGGACTATAGAAAATTACTTCTTGTTTGCGAATTTCAAAAAACATGATGTTTACTTAGCAGGTACTGTTGTTAATATTCTATCAATATATGCATCAGGATTTGTTGATAGAAATGTTGTTTTAGCGTCATCAGGGGATGATGCTATGATAGTTGATTCTAACATAGAACCACTACCATTGTTTTTATAGAAAATAGTGTGTAGGAATGCCATTGTTAAGAGTTAGCGAATGAATGTGCAGGAAGTCCATCTTCAAATATTAATTCTATTAACTTTTGAAGTCTATTCCTAGTTGAGAGTGATGCTTTACCACATAACGGAACTGTAACCACTCCATGAGATTTACGATATAATTGATAATTACCAACTGGAATATTGCCTTTAGCAATATTTTCTGCATCTTCTTTATGTAGTCTTATGACTCTTCCTATAGTCTGTGCCATTTCGATAACAGGTAGATTTCTCAATAGTATTGTATGAGTTAATCCTGGAACATTGATGCCTTCAGATAATATAGAGTAATGAAATACAACAAACTTTTTGTTGTCATCCCTTCCCCACTCTGTTAAAGTATTAAAGAATACATCCCGACCAACTTTCTTGTCATTGACATAAGCACCATGCTTTGATGTAATATGTAATACATCATAACCTAATTGCTTTAAGACATATAAGAGATTTGTCTGTGATAATATTCTCCACAATATTGAAGTATTAGGAGCAGCAACTAAAACTTTAGCACTCTGTTCTTCTGTTAAATCGTCTAGTATTTCTAATATCATTTCCCGATCAACATCAGGTGCATTTTGTTTAGTTCTTACATGATCTGTTTCATGTATTACAAGTTTTGGTGGTATAATACTACCATTGTCAATTAATTCGGGTGCAGGAACACTAATTAGAGTCTTACCAAATACATCGGTGTTATTCATACCTCTACCATTTACTTGTCTAGTGTATTTTGGTGTAGCAGTGAAAAAATAACTGTTAGATGCATTGGTAGATGTATTAGCAACTCCAACAAAATGGTTTTTCTGAGTGGCGTTATGTGCTTCATCACAATACATGATATCAACATCTATCATAGCATCATCTAGTCTGCCTAGTGAGTGATATGTAGAAAATATGATTTGATGCTGTAATTGAAATTGTCTATCAACTATCCACTCATGAATGTAACGAGGTTTGGTAGATGAATCGAAAGATGTCTCTCCACTATGAACATGCAATATATTTAAGTTGTCATTGAGAACTATGTTATCATTGTCCTGAGTATATTCTAGAAATTCAGAACATAATTGATTTGCTAGTAATAAACGAGGTGCAACAATAACAACAGTTAATGGAGCGTCAGCAGTTTCTATCCGTTGTACTAAATCTTCCAACATAATGATAGTCTTACCACCACCAGTAGGAATATACACACAACCTTTATCGAACTGTTTTAGTTTGTCAAGTGTTCGTTCTTGATGAGGTCTTAGTGTAATCAATGATTTAATAATTTCGTATGTATTCAGTATAGTGTATAATTATTGCCAATATGCAGGTTTGTAGTCACTTTCCTTACTGTCCACTACATCTTCCCTAGCATTTGGATGTATATGTTGATTATTATACCATTTTTCATCCTTCTTTTCAAGTGTGGTATCCGTTCTCATACTACCTCCAATACATGTGAAACATCATCCCATGATAACCACTATTATATTTTTTACCGCTTCCTTTCATTTGTAAATGGAATAGTTTAAAGTTGTCACTAGTTCTGAACTCTAGTGTAGTATTATTTATTTTCCATGTACCATTTTCAACTAGTGATACGAGAGAATCAACATTTATAATATCAACATTGTTTGTTATCTTATTTCTCCATACTATATGATTAATACTATCCCCACTAAATCCTCTTTTTACAATAATATCAAATATCTCCATCTTATATGAATTCATGAATAATAAGAAACTTTCAACAATATCATCTGATATATTATCTCTATATACTCTATTTTGTCTCTTTTCAGCATCACTAAGATTTAAGTATGGATGTATGCTCTCAACAATAGATACTAGTTTTTTATTTGGATATCCAAAGAACATTTTTATAAAGTATTCGCAATGACTATCACTAATACCAAAGTAATCTATAAACTTCTTGCTTGATAGCAATGCTACTTGGGTATGGTTTTTAGATACATTCTTTACTGAATATTTGTTAGTTCCTTCATTGTCATATACATCTACCTTAGTTTGTGGTCTGCCATCGGTTTTGTGGTCTCCACCAAATCGTTCATTTAAAAGATGAACACACTCTTCTTCATACTTGTGTCCATCTTGCTTTGCTTTTGTTCCTGATATTACTGAATTCATGATGAGCATTTCCATTTGACTTTACCCATCCTCTGCATAGAACCGAAACATCTTTGACACATACAAGTGACTACATCGCCTTCTGAGTTTTTGAGAGTTCCCCAGTTATAGTCGCACCAATCTTCTCCCATGACCTCTACACTATAGAAATAGTCTAGTAATGGTTTATAATATCTCCCTGTCTGCATATCAGGTTCACCATCGGTATGCTCATCATCATAGACATGACATAAATCGCAGTATGACATAATTAACTCCTTTGTATAATATTATTATGACATAAAAAAGAGACTTGTGAAAGTCTCTTGTGACAGTAATTAAATTGGTGTGAGGTGGGTCGAAACAAAACTCAACTGCTTAAGTTCGACTTAAATGCGTATGCCAGTGGTTTTAACTATTCTAGTTAAATCTTGTAGTCATCTAATGACTTCACTTTGGGTGTCCGCAACCTTGAAAGTCTTATGTTGGTTTGTTTCGACATTCTTATTATACATCATTTAACATGTCTGACAACCCACTAGTGTACACTTTACAAATTGTCCTGTGGTATATCTAAATTCATTGCGTCAATAGTATCAGCAATCATAATACTATATGTCTCCCTAGTTTTCATTTCTAATTTGAGTAGAAACTTACACATATTCTGCAACTCCTTTACATCATTACATCTATCAATTTCTCTTGATATTTTCTCGAATTCAAATTCTTGTGATGTATTCCTTAATGGGATGCTATTCGGGTCGAATTTCATTTTGCTTTGTTTAAATTAGTAATTCCATAAACAACTAATACTATAAAGAGTAATCCAAGGGTTATCATAAATCCTGTACTTGGTTCAAGATTAAGATGATTGATTAATGGTTTTTTACACTCTGTCCATGTTCCTGGTAAATGATATACAGGTGGGCATGATAGAAATGTCATTTTTTAAATACTCCTACTTGTTTCAAAAGATAAATTGTTAATATTGTCCAGAATATAACATACCACATATTTTACATCCCATTCCAAAAATTGTCCACTGGATTTAACATACTTCTTGATACAAAATATAAACCTACATTACAAGCGAACCAGTTAATGTTAACTACCCACGCTTGTCTCCAACAGTATTTTCTGTTGCTCTGAACTATGTAGTTGTTTCTCTCATTCATTGATGCATCAACAGATAAAGGTCTAAACTTAATCCATTGTTCTAATCCTAGTGAGATTAAAAAACCAATAGCAAAGATATAAAATAACAGGTTTAATAATCCTGCCATTGAAAGTAAAAATGAAATCATCTTCTTAGTAATTTTTGGATAGGCACTTGTTTCAGTTTGTCCACTACATCTGTCTCCACTCTCTCAACAATCTTATCAAGTACATCTATATCAATCTCCATAAAAGGTGGAATGATACCTAATAATCTTAACAGACCATCAACAAATAACGCAAGTGCAGTAAACCCTAATATCATACTGATAACAGTAGCATCACGATTATGTTTACGCATTGACTCTTCATCAATCTTTCTTGCTTCATCAATAGCATACTTGATGAGAGCATCCACTTCTTCCTTTGTGTATGTGTCTTTACTCATAGGTTTTCTGATAACCTCGGTAAGTGGAAAATCCTTAATTAAAGTTCTTACCATGTTATTGGATCGAGGTTGATTTCTCCGAAAGGTTCGGATGATGGTGGTAACATGTCTGTCATTAATGGAAATAGGTGAGCATAAGGTGAACCGAGACCTCTAGTAGTCTCAGTAAATATCTGATAACTACCTAACAATCTGTAAGGTTCATCAGATACAGCAGTTTGTTTTTGTCTCAAACGCTGTTCATCATCTGCTAATCTCCTAAAATAATCTAAACGAATATTCTCTTCTGGTGGGATGAGTTCATTCATTTTAAGATATTCATATTGTATGAGATTTGTAGATATATCAAAGTGTTCTCTGTTCTCTAAACATAAACAAGCATTTGTTCTAGTTTGTTTCCAGAACTCAGTTTTATATTGAGAACCTTCCTGTAGATAGAAACCGAGTGATGATGCACAATCTTTTTTGCCATCTTGATACCTGTCCTCTACATCTAACCTTTGATATTCTGTCTGTTGTCTCTCAGGATCTTCAAACAGATATTCTGCTATTGCTTCTGCTAAATCTCCTTCAAGATAGTTTTTAAAGTTGTTTAACTCATCGTTAAACCCCAATGCACGACCACATCTTGCATACCTATTATTAGGATGAATACAATAGTCTGATAACATTTTATCATACTCACTTATCTTAGGCAACTCATTTGTTGTTATTTCACAATGGTCATTAAAGTCTTTAATAGCATCATCAAGTGTTGTTATATCTTTATCGTATGAATATATCCATGTTTGAGCATCTTTAATAGGAATGCCTGTTAAATATCCATGTTTACCTGCAATATGTGCAGTATAATTCCATTTACCCTCTACCTTTTTATGAACTGTTAGAGATGCATTTGTTGGATTATATAATGCTTCACTATAAGAATTATGATCCCATAATGCACCTTTAGTACAATCAATTACAAAATCATACTTCTCATCAAGTATTTTAACATGATCGTTTTGTACATCAATATATTCTACATGAGCATCTATCATCTTGACATTTTTAGCAGTATTAGTATAACTATTCCAGAATAAATCTACCATTTTTCTACCGTTTAAATGCCAACCCACATGAGTTAGTTCATACAGTACATAAAAATTATGTGGTGTGTCATTACCAAATCCAATAAACTTTTTACCCCATTTTTGTTTACCATCTAATAATTTTGATAGATGCATTGAATTTAATGTAGTATTCTCTCCGACTATTTCTCCCCACTCGGACTCGGTTTGTATTCCATAGTCATCAATAATATGAGAGCAATCACGAATCCAAACTATTTCATCATCCTGATATACACTATCCATAGTATCCCTATGTGACACGCAATTCAATAATACCTGTACTGCGTCAGTACCACCAATAATAGCAATTTTTCTAGTCATAAGTTATGTAAATGTAGGAAACTTGTTAGCATAATCTGCACTCATTCCTCTAGTAAATGAACTGAAGTTATAGTAATCACGACAGAAATCGAAAGTAAACTCAACATCAAGTAAATCATGAACAAATAACCTTCTCATTTCTGGGTCATCCCCTATAATATTAAACAAATCATCAGTAAATGTTTGTTCATCACTTATTAAACGACAAGGATTAATTTCCTTATTATTTAATATATCTTTAGCATTTTTCTGGACTTGTTGCCAGAATGGTGTGTCATGTTCTGAACCAAAATGATACATCCATGCTGAATTTAATAACCAATCTCCAACAACCTCCTGATAATACCAACTGTTGATATTATTAATAAGGTCTATACTATTATATGTATCGCCAAGAGCATAATTTGCCATCTTATCTGTCACACTATCATAATACATACCTGCTAGTGCTTCAAGTGGGTCAAGAAATCCCAACGCATTTCCATTACGAGCATATCTACCACTATGATGTAGTACATAGTTAGAGAATTTGGGTTTCCAAGTAAACTTATTATATTGATATCCTTCCTGAGGAATTAGACTTCTAAACTCTTGTTGTGCTTCCTCTTCTGTTGTGACACTTGAATTATAGGCATAACCATAAGTTCTCCTGCTTTGTAATGGAATTCCAAACATCCAACCATTTCGAGTGGTCTGTGTCAATGTATAACCCCAATCTGCAGGTTCTGGTAGTCTAGTAGCAAGAACTGTATTACAAGTCTCAAAGGGTGAATCAAAGTAATAATCATCATTCACCAGTGATTTGCCACCACTACAATCTAATACAAAATCATATGTCTCTCCATCAATAACAACACCGAAGCAATGTCCACCTATAGGGTCTTGATCGAAACTTATTGATCTTATTTTAGTATCCCTTGACTCAAAATTATAACAACTTTCTTCAGTTAAATGTTCAATAAAGAAACTACTGAATAATCTAGTATCAAAATGAATAGCAGCAGTACTCATAGGAAAATATCTGGTAAAATCTCCCCCATTTTTACCCCATCCTACAAATCTATTACCAAACTTGATAGTAGCATCAAAATAATCTTTAGAATCATATCTTAAATATGATGGTGGACTAGCAATTTGTCCTGATAATGATGGTGTTGTTGACTCTCCAATACCAAATATATCTATTGATGTATCATACAACCATACTATCCTACAATCATTCTCTGCATCAGCATTAGTTCGCTCTTCTATCAACTGTAGAATAGAGTTGATACCAATAACACCTGCACCGATAACAGCAATTTTTTTCATTGTATTCCAAAGAGAATGTTTGCTTTTCTAAAGTCATCATCAACAAACTTCATAGCATAGTTGTTGGTAGAAACAACATATCCCTCTGGATTTGTTGGTGTATTTCCTATGTATGTTCTTATTTGACCAACCTTATTTAACTGTGTTATGACCATTCTCTTGGCATCACGAATAGAAATGTATGATGCAAATGTAAAATATATCTCATTCTGATACCTAGCAATAAAGTTAAGACCTTCTGCCTTCATTTGTTTATATCTCTCTTTACCTTTAGCACTTGTTTTAGCATTCATTTCTGCATCTAGTCTGTCAGAATAAAACTTAGCAAACTGTGCAACTGTTCTTCTAGTGTTTAGAATACTTTTGCCAGTACGAATCTGGTTATTAAAGAATTGCTTGAATAGTGTTGGCATTAAGAATCTAGATTGACCATGACTTTGCATGATGTCAAGAAATCTTGATGCTCTCTTGAGTGAACCCTCCGCACGATTAATAGTAGCAATATACTTGATCTTCTGACTATTATTGAAACGACTTATACCTTTAGCATCATTGAAGTTAGCATTAGGTATGAATATATCTTCTGTGCCTACAAATAAGGGTGCTTTATATACTGCCTTGCAATCTTGTATTGAACTACCTTGATATACTGTATGAAATACAATACCAATATTTGCTCTCTCTACTGCTATACCTTGACTTGATTGACACGATACTGCATAGGTAATGGCATTAGGATTAAATGTAATAACTCTATGTCCACCAATACTCGCATATCTTTTGTCTCCTGATGAGAATAATAAATCTCCTTGAATAATACCTTTGATATTTAATTGAGAAAGATACTTAAGACAATCTTTTAACTTTGCACGAAGTACTTCTGACTCATAGAAACGATCAACATCAACATTATCATAACATACTTTAGGTGTAATCTTATTGAATACTGATTTAGTTCCAACAAAGAATTTACCAGTAACAGGGTCAGTGCCACAAATAATTGCAGGAGCTCCATCCCACTTAGTAGTAACACTTAGATCAGACTTAGTGCCTGTGAGCATATTACCAAATGATCTGAGTACGGAAACGACATTGAATCCACCAACAGCACCACTGTTGAGGATGTCATCTTCTAAGTGTTCAAGATGGGTATTCTTCATACCTATATTATACACCATTTTACCTCACAATGGGGATGTAGTAGACACTTAAATCACTGTCTATCACTTGAATCCAGGACCATTTGCCCAGACTACCAAACTTCTTCTAACTCCAGATGTTACAGGTTTAACCCTATGTAAAACATAACTGGGAAATATTATTACATGTCCTCTACTATTTACTGCAGTCTGTACTTCACCATCATGCAACTGTAATTCACCACCAGTATAGTCACTAGGATCAGATAATTGTACAGTCATACTCAATTTTCTTGGTGGTACATCTGACTGCATATTATTATCTACATGCCATCTATAAAAGCCTTGATCTTCTCCTTCATATACTGTGTATTGAATATGCTCATGAAATCCTCGGATATCAAACTTCCAGAACATACCATTAGTTACTCTCAATATATTACCTAAACGCTCATATAACCATTTTGTATCATTATTGCAGTCTAACCATGCAGTCTTAGATGTACGAATACTATCCACTACATTGGTATCAATATTATTACCGACTGTAGCAGGTTTTGGTGAAAGAGACTCACCATAGTTAATAATACGATGGCACTCGTTTGAGGTGAAACCATCTTCCCATGTTTGATATAGTGTCTCACCCCGAAAATTAGGGGACGGACTCAAAGGGTAAATTGACATAATAAAAATTAGTAAATTACTTTAATATCTCCATTGTTCGGTTTAACTTCATATTTACTACCAGCAACTGCACGACCTGCAGCACCACCTTGTGAACCACCTGCTTCACCCCAGTCACCACCATTACCACCAGGTTGACCAGGACCACCAGGTTGACCAGGTTGACCAGGATTGCCAGGTGTACCAGGTTGACCAGGTTGACCATCGCTACCCTTTGAACCAGGTTGACCATCGCTACCAGGTGTTCCAGAAGTACCAGGTGTACCAGGTGTTCCAGGTGTACCAGGTGTAGCAGCACTACAACTTGCAGCACCACCAGGTGTACCAGGTGTACCACCACTGCCAGGTGTTCCACTTCCGCCAGGTGTACCAGGTGTTCCTGGTTGTCCACTTCCGCCAGGTGTACCAGGTGTTCCTGCTCCTCCTCCACCACCAGGTGTGCCAGGTGTTCCGAAACTACCAGGTGTTCCTGTTATGTTACCAGTTTTATAATTCCAGCCACGACCTGGTGCTGCTGTACCACCTAATCCTTTTACTCCACCTTGTCCTGAATAACCTGCAGGTCCTCCAGTTCCACCCTGACCACCGCCACCGCCAGATCCACCTTGACCACCTGAACCACCGCCACCAGAATTACCATGTAAACCTTTAGAACCTGCACCACCTGCTGCACCACCAAAACATGCCATTTTTGACTGTGCTGCTGACCTTGCTTGTCCACTACTTGTTGCTTGATATGATGTTCTACCTTGAATTTGTCCACGACGACTACGAGGCCACCCACCAAATCTCCTACGACGAGAACTCCTGTTTTGTGCTGTTGTCCTATTTTGTACTGTGGCTCTTTGTTGGAATGTTGTTCTTTGCATACCAGGTGTACCAGTAGATCCTGCTGATCCATCTGATCCATCTGATCCATCACTACCTGCACCACCATCTGATCCATCACTACCTGTACCACCATCAGAACCAGGTGTGCCAGGTACTCCAGTGGACTCTCCAGTGCCATTTGAACCGTCTACACCATCAACACCATCTTTTCCACCTCCACCTCCACCATATATCCTAGCGTCTGAACCTTCACACTCTACAAATACTTTTCTAATCGCAGGACCTGATGGTTGACTGATACTAATAGCATGTCCGCCAGGTTGATTGATAGTACCACCTGCACCATATACACCATAAGATGATGGTGCATTGTTAACAAATAATGTTAGGTTAGATGATGGTTGATCGGCAACAGCAGCAGGATTTGATATATTAGTACTTACTAGTCTACCTTTAATCTTGAGAAATTTTGATATATTTTTATTTAAGTTTGAGTTCCAATCAGCATTGATACTAGGTGTTGTAGGACTACTTAGAGTAGTAACATTAAAGTTCTCCTCCTCTGTCAATGTATCCTGTTCAATCACATATTCTTTTATGACTCCTCTTACATCCTGTGGTGTAATTGCACCAGTGGTAGGTACACCAACATTCTCAGTAGCATCTAAAACATAAGGTAGATGTGGTGCTGATGATGATGGATATTTACCCTGACTAAAATCATATGGTGCATCAAGGTCTGTTTGTCTGTGTAATTCTGAAGCAGAAATAGATTTACTAGTATCACCTATAGCAGCACGAATTTCACCAAATGATATTTGTGTGCCAGGTGTACCAGTCAATAACTGTTGAGTTGTCTTACTCCAATTATTTGCTGCCATTTATTTTCCTCAGACTAGATTTAATGTAGCAGATCCAATACCAGGTAGTGTGATGTAAACCTTAGTACCACTACTATCTAGTTCAATATCTATAGCGGATGTTCCTGTAGAAACATATGATCTATAATGTGTAGCAACTCCAATTCCTTGGTTGGTTTTGTACTGGTGTTTATTGAAAGTCTTATTGTACCACATGTGTGCAGTACCCCATCCAATTCCTTGAGCTCCTACCTCATCATAAGGTTGAATGATGTTTGCAACTCCTTGTTCAGCAGATAATCTCTCTGCCTGAGTAGTAACACCACCTATGAAACCAAGTTCCTGCACATATTGAGCAGGATCGTCACCTGTATTCAATACAGTTGAAAGACCAACCCAATTATCTTGGGAATTTTTAACAGCAACTGTATTACTTGCAGTATCAAAGAATAGAGAACCAGTACCTGCACTAGTACCGCCTGTTGGTACTGTATTGTTAGGATCATCATTAAAGTAACTTGGTATTCTTAGGAATCCACTAGTAACAAATCCTAAGTCAAGAGTTGTGCGTGGTTTATTAGTTTCAAATCCAACACGAGCAGGACCAGCATCAGTACCACCTACACCTGTATGATATGAATGAAATACTGTTTCTTTATATACTTCCAACATATTACCATCATCATTCCCCATCATTGTACCGATACCAACACCACCTTCAAATACTGACTGACCATTGATAAAGTTACCTGATCCGTCTCTTCCATATCCAACATATAAAGCAACATTACTGTCTCTCTTACCTGAGGTAGTACCAATACCAATACCACTTGCAGGTGAATCATTTACATATATCTCAGCATCATCCCAGAGAGCTATACCCTCAGTGATGCCTAAAGCACCTAAAGAAGTATTAAATCCTAATCTAGTTAATTGAAGATTACTATTTGTACCACCAGTTATATCAAGATCAAAGAATGTAGATACACCAGATGTTGATTGGAAGAAGTTATTAGATGTAGTAGGACCTGTAAGATTTAATCCACCACCAGTAATTTCTCCAGTTCTGGCATTTAATCCTGTGCAACTTATAATACCTGTACCTGCCTCAATAGATGAGCAGGATACAAATCCAGTGTTGCTATTTAATAATATCGAACCGAATGTTGCTATACTTCCACCAGTATATGAGAAAGTACCACTAACATCGAGATCGCCAACAGTAATACCACCAGTGGTAATAATACCACTCAAATTAGCAAATAATGTGCCAGCAGCAGCAACTTGTGTTGATGCATCACCAAAGTTTATCTGTGATCCAAATGTAGTTGTTCCACCAATAGAAAGATTTTGTCCGACTGTTAAATTTTTACCTGCTGACTGTACTACATTTCCTGTTATAGTTGTATCATGTAACACAACACTAGATGATGTAGTAGCAGAAAGAATACCAGTTGCAATAATTTCTCCAGCAGTGACATCAGTAACATTAACTGCACCACCAAATGTACCACCGATTGATAAGTTACCTTCAACTGCTAAGTCACCACCAAATGTACCACTACCTGAGAAGTCAGCAGCACCAATAACACCCATTCCCTTACCTAGAGAAGAAGATGTAGCACCTACACCTAAGAAGTTACCTACCGAGACCTCTCCTCCAAATGTAGATACACCAGTATTTCTGATGAATATACTATTAATACCTAAAGAATCTATCTTATCTGCTTCAATATCTGGTTGTCCAGCTATCGCATATGCTACTGACGCATTTAATGATGTAGTTGCAGTTCCACTAAATGTGGTTGCAGTAACAATACCATTGCTTGCTGTGATTCCACCTGATACTTGTATAGACTCAAACTCTGTAAGGTTGGAGAATGTTCCACCCGAACCTATAATCTTGTTAACAGTTATAGTAGGTGTACCAGTCAGTCCCTGTGCGTTGGTTGCAAGTGTAGCAGTATCAGCATTACCAATTAATGATCCTGTGATATTACTGGTTGCAGTTATAGTTGAAAATGTACCAACTTCTCCATTTATATTACCTTGACCAGATCCACTAGCATTGACCGCAGTTATATTTTTTGCTACTAATCCTTCAAATGTACCTACACCACTAACAGCATCAAGTTGAATAATATCTCCGACTGCAAAATCTGCTTGAGGATTTGTTACAGCAACACCAACAGGTCTAAATGCATTAATTGTAGTACCAGCTCCAGCATAAGGAAGATTCCATACTGCAGTAGGTAAATCAGTTAAATTAGCACCTGAACCAGCAAATGTTGCAGCAGTTACATTACCATTAGAATCAACAGTAAAACCAGTTGTACCAACACCAACTTGAAATGTAGCTTCAGGAATTGTAGTTCCTATACCTACCGAATTTCCAACAGCAATATTAATATTACCATAAAATGTAGACTGCCCGACAACATTTACATCCCTAAAATTTGCCTGATTCTCAACAATCAGGTTACCACGAACATCGAGTTCCTCTCTTGGAATGGTAGTTCCGATACCTACCAGCCCATTATTGGAGACTAGATCATTGGCATCAACCTGAATACCATCTCTAAAATTAATGATAGTCTTATAATTGGTAGGCATTATCTTATGCTAAGGAGACCTTTTTATTATTTATCTGAGCTCAGATCATCTACCTGTTTGGAGAGATCCTTGACTGCTTCAATGAGTAGAGGAATTAATTTGTTATAATGAACGCCTTTAGTTCCATCTGGTTTTGTAGATACTGCATCAGGAAGTACAGATTCAACATCTTGAGCAATAACTCCAATGTCATGTCCTTTGTAATTAGGATTACCATCCTTCCAATCAAATTCAGTACCACGAATTTGCATTACCTTAGCAAGTGGGTTATCTAAGGTAGAAATATTATCTTTCAATGTAGCATCAGATGATTGACCATAGAATGCAACGATATCATCAGTCACATGTAAAGGACCACCTGCAAATGTTACAAACCCTGCAGATGAATATACATTTTGTGAGAATGATGTAAATCCATTGAAATTAACTTTATTATCAAATACTACATCAGCAGTATATCTTGTATCAGTTGCAATCGCAACAGCAAAACCTGGTGCAGCATTAAGTACAAGATCAGATCCACATGCAGGATCAGTAGTAATTTCAGATTTATTAGTACCAACACCAGCAATAATACAATTTAACTTAGCACCAGTGGGGAATGTACCAATAATATTAATACTTCCACCAAGTTCTACAGTTCCACTTGTGACCATATCATCAGTGAAACTAACATCATTAGAGAATGATACAGGACCATCAAACTGAGATAGTATATTTTGTTGAGGACCACCCTCAACGATAATTCTTTGACGAACAATAACTTCATCAAATACTACAGAGTTACTTGATACTGCTTCACCAGTAACACTAGGAATAGGAATATTGAATGATGTTTCTTTACCACTAGAAGAAGATATTCTCTTATTTCCAATATAGAAATCACCCTCGTTATTCAAACCAGTGTAGACCACTACACCAGCAGATCTTTCTTGTGACTGTGCTAGGTACTCTTCATCATCTGATAGAGTTCTGTTTTGTACCTGAGGTAAACCAGTTGAGTAGTTACCTGGACCATAACCAAGATATTCAAATGTGTGACCTGATGCACGAAGTATAGATGGTCTTCGTAACTCAAGAGCCAAAGCATTTACTTTTTTAATTATTGATCCACTAACATGATCTGCTGGTAATGTACCAAGAACACCTCTAACAACATTAAGAGCATCATTACCTGCACCCACTAGTCCTTGTTCTACAACTCTTACAATCTCATTATCTATTTCAATATACTCACCTAGTTTAAATCTTAGATCAGTACCAATACCTGAGTTAGGAACTTGTATTTTAATAGAAGTAGATAGGTTAGTAACTGCATCTTTTAATGTTGCAGTCTCACCAGCATATAAGTTTTGATATCTTGAACCTATAGTCTCTTCAATAGATACTGTCTGGTTATGTGCAGTATATGTTTGCTGATATACTTTATGTCCAGCAGCATAATTAATATCATTAACAGTAGTTGTAGTAAATGTAGTAATTCCAGCTATGGTAGATACCAAAAACTCACCTATATTATTACTATTAGTATCTACGACTCTAAACTTAGATCCCTTTCTCAGTCCATGAGGTGTGGATGTAGTTATAGTTGTAAGACCAGTAGTGATATCAAAATGAGTAGAAGCTATAGAAACAGCAGGACTATTTCTATACAAATACTGTCCATTAACAATAAGAGGATCACCAGCAGTAACAGCGATAGCAACACTATTTTTATCAGGTACAGATGTTATTCTGTATAGTCCATCAGATGTAGTTCCAATTCCAGTAATAGAAACAACATCACCAATAGCATTTGAAATGCCAGATGTAGGAACTCCGATACTTGCACTAGCAAATCCTTCAACAGTCAATGTCTCTCCACCTTGGAATCCAGAACCAGGTGCAAATACTTCAAATCCAGTAATAGAAGTAGATCCAAGACCAACTGTTACAGTTGCAGTCGCACCATTCCAATTACCACCATCTAGTAGTCTAGTATTATATTCTGTTGTTACAGCATATCCTACACCAGTAGTAAGATTTTCATGAGTGATAAGTCCATTGAAATTATGTTGATTATCAAATGTAATAGTACATACACCAGCAGATACAGGAGTAACTGCTGAAATACCATAACCTACATTAAATGTCTTATTAAACTTATCAAGAGTTTCTCTTGTTAGAGAATTCTTTTGTTCATTAATATCAACTTTTCCTACTGGTTCTCTACGAGCAAATGATACAGCAGCAGGAGAATTTTCTACAATATTATCTCTATCTTGTTGTGGATACAGATATGTAACATTTTGTCTATAATTTTTGTAATCAAATTCTTGAGGTGGAGCATAGTCACAACTCAATACATCTAGGATGTATATACCATCATTTGCTCCAGAGACATAAGGTTCTACAGTATTAACACGATAAACAGTAAAGTTTTTCTTGTTATCACTAATAGAAAATCTTGGTTGGAATAGGTTTCTACTGTTAGTAGTATCTACAAATGTACCAGTATTTCTCTCAACACCACCAATATCAGTAGTGCTATGTGCAAACTGATAAGCATCAATGAGAGCAGTGACTGTGAACAATCCATTATATCCTAAACCATCAGTACCACTAGTATTGTTAGAATCTTTTACATCTACAACTTTAACAACATCACCAACTTCTACATTGTGAGGTTTCTCGGTTCTAACAGTTACTACACTAGATGACTCACTAACAAATGCAATGAAATTTTGATTTCTTCCATAATTATTATCATTAAGAGTTATAGTAGTAGCAGCAGCATCAGAAGTTTTTGCATATCCTACTAAAGAAGAACTTTGGAATACAAATCCGTCAACTGGATCTCTTGAGTTAGTTGCTTCTTTTGGTATAACATAGCGGATCTTATAAAGTTTATCTTCAATAGATCTCTTATCCTCATATCTTTTAATCTGTGCTATGTTTGTACCAGTAACACCTATTAAATTAGAATTATTTCTGATCTGTGGATAGATGTCGTTACCAGTATCTACATGAATAAACCATCTACTTTGAGAAGAATCCCATTGTATTGGATGTCCAAGATCATTACTCTCTTTATCGGATACTCTACTCTCAATCCTTAATGCACTACCACCATATATTGCAATAGGAACATCATTAATAGCATTTGAGAATGTAGATGCAATCTTAATACTAGTAGGAGATACTACGATAGCATAGTATATCTTATTGAATTCAAGATTTTCAGGTAAATCACCATCATCACTAAAAATTCTTATCTTTTCACCAGTAATCAGACCTATAGTATCAACTGTTAATTCAAATAATGAATTAGGTACACTTGCTAAGGTTTTTTTAGCACCAGATTGAGTACCAACTGCAGCAGTATTAATACCAGTTGTCTCTATCTTGTTTTCAAGCATCAAGACATTAGCAGTATAATCTGTTGCTCCTATGGCAACATGTATTTTTTCATCATGTCTAGCACCAACTCTATATCCTTGAGATAAACTTAAAGGGGGATCATCTTCCTTATCAAAGGAGAAGATGTATAAATGACTTGATACTCCTACTTGTTTAGTCTTATCAATATCTAACTGATAGAAACTAACACTATCAATTTTTGCAGCAGATGTATCTACAGTCTGTGGTGTGGTAATATGTGTGACATATCCTTGATCGTCTCTTGGGAATGCATCAGGTCTAAATCCTTCACCAATTAAAGCAAACTGTCCAAAGTTAGAGTTAGAGTTAGTAATAGATGCGTCAGCACCACTCTGTCCTAAGAAATGAGCATTATAACCAATAGCAAATACAGAAACTATCTGTACAACAGCATTGTTTTTGATAGTAACATGAGCTTGCTCCCATCCTTTACGATATATTGCTCCACTATCTAAGTGATAAACAGTTGCTGCGTTAGTTGATGATGATTGAGCACTCAAATCAGCACCAGTAACTTTTTGATATGCTATTCCTTCATATAATCTAGACTCTCTATTATATTTTACAAATGCTCTGTCATCTTTTTGCAGTGATATACCAGTGAACTGAGCAACAACCATTGATCTGAATCCAGTTGCCTTTGCACCATCAGTTATCATACCTTGCATACCATACACTGATCTTAGTGAGAGGTTAAAGATATATGGTGATGCACCTGTTACTGTATCAGCTTCGATAGTTGCAACAGCATTAGCAATATTTGATGGTGTTGCTGGTAAATTATTAGGGAATGTTGATAAAGTATATGTGAATGTAGTAGGATCTACTATGGATTGTACAATAGTAGAAATATTATACTGTGATACATTAACTCCACTAATTTTTATAGGAGTTCCTTCACTCAATCTATGTGGTTGTTGTGTTGTTACTGTTACTTGTGATGTAGCAGTAGTACCATCACCTGATCTAATACTTGCAATTTGTATTGGATCGTTTCCTAACGCACCAACAATTTCATACTCTGGTCTGACTGTATCAAAATCTCCTTCATTCTCTGGCCATTCATATGTAACAGCACGACCTGTTGGTTCTTGATAAGCATAACTTAACTTGTAATAATACATGCTAAGGTCTGTCCTATCATATCCCTTAACTAGATTAACACCGTCAGCGTATTCAAAGCATGTTAATTTATGATGAGAAAATATTGGGAACGATCTATTATCTTCATTGAACTGTTGGTGATCAGTATATACTAAGCGATCACCCTTTCCATCAAACATTGAGAACTGCCAGAAATAACAAGCACCAGTTATTCTGAATAATGATGTAGTAGGAACATCATCATCTGTAGGGTTAGGTACATATAAAGGATAAACTTTAGTCTTTCTTAAATCAAGACCAACAATAGAAGTACCACGAGGAACTATACATCCACCATTTACTGAGTTAAATCTATAAAGTTGATTATTTTCTACAGTAAGATCAAATTCTGAAGCTAAATTTAAACTAAATTCAGCACTAGCAAGTGTCTGACCACCTAAAGGAGAGACACCAACTGCCCTTGAGGGATCACTGGGATCTTTTTTAATAGCAAATCCTGGTCTATTGTCTATAAAATGATCGCCAGGAAAGAGTAATATAGTTGTCTTATCGTTTATATCGTTATCGAATCCAGTTTGATATGAAAATCGAGCAGACTCTAGTAATGCCCTTTGAATTGTCCTAAAAGGTTTTGTTAAGGAATTACCCTGATTGGTTACACTGTCTGTCGCATCCAAGTCATTTGGATTAACATAGAGAATCTTACCCTCAGTATTCTTTATAAAGTTCTCTAGTTTATTAAGTGGCATCTCTAAAGTTCAAGAAATTACTTGCTTCAGTTATTTAGCCAAGGATAAATACATCAAGCATGATAAATAAATGGATTTTCAAAAAGTAACTACAGGAGTAACAGCAGCTGCAGTCGTAGGAACTGGTGCAGTTGTTGGTGGTGGTCAAGTTATTGACAATATGAATAATGGACCTGCTAGGAGACAAGAAGCACAATTAGAAGAGATACGAAAAGTTGTTAGAGAAGAAATTTATATACAACTGGTAGAAAACTGGCCGAAATCATCTGGTCCTGTCAAAGGATTAAAACCACCTGTAGACTACAAAAATCAAATTCCAACTAAATGAATAAATCATTATTATGGAACCATTTGAAATACCAAATATAGAAACCGATGGTGTTAGTATACCTAACATTCATATTAATGGTACTGAAATTAGAATCATTCCTTATTCTGGTGTAAGAGGTATTGGTAATAATTATGTACAAGATACTCGTGTATGGATAGTTACACCACCACAATCTATACCATCAGCAGTCCCTGTTACTGAACGAATAGGAACTCCTATTGTTGATATGCCTGGTTGTGTAAAAGTTCATAAAGAAAACGCAAAAAATCCACAAAACAAAAACAAAATGTTAGTGGATAATGATCCTAAAGGAAATGTAGTATTATGTGATGGTGGTATGCCATACTATGAACCACCTGATTATGATGCTAGAGATTTAACTTGGCAAACTATAACCACAGAAGAACCTGAAGCTCAAGGTGTAGATACTGGAGAACCACCTGCACCTGATGTAAACACTCCAGAACCGCCTGTAACACCTCCAACTGATAAAGAAGTAGAATGTCCTCCTATCAATGGAAGACGAGTTGGAGACTTAAATCAAGAGGGTACAGAAAGAGTAACTGGTCATAAATTAACACCTGATGGTCTCATCTGTGAGACATTATGGGAAGATGTTCCAGCATTGCAACAGTATGTACCGTCAGTATCTGTAATATCAACTACCGCAACGATTGCTACTGTGGCAACTGCGTCTGCCCTATTTGCCAAACCCCTAGCAGATTTGCTCCTGAGGGTGGTGAAACCTGTAGTGAAGAAAGCTCTTGGGAAGGTTCAGACGATCCTTGGGAAGTCTCCTCAACGGGCTTCTCGATCCGATATGATTCGGGATCGTTATCGGGAGAAGAAAGGGTTACCTCCTTTGAAGGTGAAGAAGAAGTAGGTGGTGTCCATTTAGGTTGTGGTATCTCATGTTGATGTGGCAGTATCTGACCACCAGGTGATGTTACAACTACATCAGCACAAATACTATAGTAAGGAGATTTTGGATGGAAAAATATTCCTGATTTTTTTAATTCACCACAATTTTTTAATCTTGCGATTTCAAAGTCTAATCTCTTGTTAGAGACTAATTGAGTTTGCATTGCTATTTGCTGTTCAGCTGCCTGTTTACATAAATCCTGCATTTTCTTGTTCAATGGTATTGATAATGTAGCAGATATACCAATATTAAATGATTGGTTTGCTCTCATATCAGTCCTTATAGGTTTATACCATATTGGATCTAAAGTATTATTAGTTACAGCATCAGGTACACCGTCTCCTGCAGGTACTTGAACCTCTATTTGCATATCTTCTCCATCTGGGAACCATCTTGTTCCATCATCCTTAGTACGGTTATCATACCATGTCTCCCAAGGATAGTTCTTGACTGTGATTGTTTGAGTGGTTGTTCTACCAGATATATCTGTTAAATTATATTGTGGTTCGTTATAAAAATCTTCCCAAGGATCTTTTCTGCTATCAGCAAACTGCATGTATGGTGTCATATTGAGAGTCGTACTCTGACACGATACCTGTCCACCATAGGTATTAGTTACATATGGACCTTGTAAAACTTGTATTGCCTGGTTGGTTACTGAGCCTGAAGAATTGGCGATTGGATTGGCAGTGGCACTAACACCGCCAACACCCTCAGCTAAGGCTTTTATTGGTAAGAAATAGTTAACGCCCAAAAGCGTTGCTATCACTGGGTAAATGTACTTGTTGTATCTGTGACGCTTTGGATAGTGGTTACTCTCTGTATTATTGTTTGATTCGTCATCCCAGGTCCTTGATAACTTTGAGTAAATTGGAAGGCTGCTCCTGGTGTTGTTTGGGTAAAGTTGTTTTGAGCTGAGAAGTCTAACGCATCGAAGGAAGAAGTTACGCTGCCTGTTACTGCTGCGTCTCCTGACCCTACGGTTGGGTTGACTGTTACTGTCGATGTCGATGTTGGTGGGTTTAATGGCTGACCATTGTTGTCTATGCCTACCCCAGTCACTGAGTATTCCCATCCTGTCCTATAATCAATGGAATTTATGGTTTCCGTTACTGTAGATTCAGTTTCGGTATGGCTCGTCATTGAGCCTTGCTGAAAATTGGGGACCACTGGCACTGCTCTTGCAGCTCCAGTACTACCTAACAATACTAATATAGTTATAAGCCTTTTCATGACCTATTTTATCGTACGGTAACCTCGGTTACGAACTGAGTCGTAGCTGAAGTATTTGCTCCACCAGGTGCCACACTACTAAAAGCGTGATTGCTAGATGTTTGACCAGCTAAATTACCAACTGTTCCGCCAGCAGTACTAGTAACATTACCAAAATTAGCAGTCTCACCAACTGTTACAGCACCTGTAGGAACTGCATCGGCTTGGGTGTAGGCTTGGCTAAAGCTGAAAGTTGCACCAGGAACATCCTGAGTTGCTGAAATTGTACCTGGAGCATATACGCCCGAAGTTACTGTGCCAGCAGAAATAGTATTAGCAGTAGTACCATCAGTGGTATCAACACCACTACCAGAAATCGAGAAAGATGACCCAATTCTCTCAGCCGAAGTATGGGCTCCTCCTACGCTCAACTGCACACTAGATGCATATCGAGTTGTAATATCGGCTCTCGCTGCAAGCGGAGCACTCATCAATAACATTATAAAAGGGATAAACCTTTTCATTAGAATTAGTGCTTTAAGCCTCTCTATTTAGGCATTTTTACTTTGTCATTTCTGATACAATCTACCACCTATATCATTGTAGACATCAGATAGTTTTGTA